GAGAAATATATGGCGACAACATGCCAGACCTAGGAGAAAACTAATGGATGATAATTGTAAAATATACACAACGTATATGGAAGGAAACAGAACAGGAACAGTAGTTAAACACAAGACAGGCAAATATTGGGGTGTGCATCTTATAGAAACACCAACCAGTAATGAAGGATTTCTTATGTGGCATCCTACAAAGAGCGAGTACTGGTGTGAAAGTATAGCCGAGAACTTCTGTCAAGGATTTATTAAACAAGACGGAACTGCCTCATAATGTACAACTTACAAACAATTAGAGAAGCTATGGAGGAAGGTATTATATTACTAGATTATACTAGCCTTATTAGTGGAGAACAAAAGAGTAGAGAAGTTACTCTACATCCTGACTATACAGGAGGCATGGAAGTGCAAAACAAAATGGATAATAAATTATTATGCTACGATGTCGAGTTTCAGAAGTGGGACGACATTGATGCAGACACAATTATTAAATGGAAAAAGCTCACCTGATGGCAGGAGGAGTATACAATCAAACTTATTTTAACAACCATCCTTTAGAGAAAGAAAGGGAGGGTGTTTTATATGGCGTTATATTAGTAAACCAAACCACATTCGAAAGAGAATGTATCAAGGTGGGCATGGCTAGTGGTAAAGATTGGCGTCATGTAATAAAACGAAGTCGTGGCTTTAAAGGGTACGATTTAAGAATACAAAGAACATACCACGACAATTTATATAATGTGTGGAAGTGGGAACAACACTTACACGAGTTGTATAAAAACGACAGTTACAAACCAAAGGTTAAGTTCGGGGGACACACAGAATGCTTTGAAATTTCATCGCTTATTCTGCAGGACTTTCCCAAAAATAGTTCTTGACATATGGTTGTGAATCTTATATAATATATATACATTTAAGGAGAAAAGAAGATTGAGACAGATAGTACCGCCAACAAATTGCCCTGCTTGCAGCTCGGTGTTAGTTTGGATTAACGACCAACTATTTTGTCAAGATTTTACTTGCAGTGCTACATCTTCCAAGAAGATTGAGCATTTTGCAAAGACTCTAAGAATAAAAGGATTAGGTCCAGCTACAGTTGAAAAACTAGGCTTGACAGATTATCACGACATCTATTCTCTCACCCAAGAGCAGATGTCTTTTTTACTGGATTCAGACAAGATAAGTGCGAAGTTACAAGCAGAAATTAATTACTCCAAGACTTCCGACTTAACAGTTCTTCTTCCAGCTTTTTCGATACCGCTGATTGGCTCAAGTGCCACTAATAAATTAGCGAAACACATCTCATCTATAAATGAGATAACCCCAGAGATATGCACAGAGGCAGGTCTGGGCCCGAAAGCGGCGTCGAGTTTGTGTGAATGGTTAGTGGATACATTCCAGGCTCATAGATACTATGAGTTACCATTTTCTTTTAAATTTAAAACACCTAAGCAGGTCAGTATTATTTCAAAGGGAACAGTTTGTATATCAGGAAAGCTAAGTAGTTATCCTACCAAAGCAGCCGCTCAAAAAGTATTAGAAGAAAACGGCTATGTAGTAAAGACTAGCATTACTAAAGATGTTACAATCTTAATCAATGAAAGTGGAATACAAAGTTCAAAAACTAAACAAGCAGACGAAAAGGGTATAACAATAATAGAAAACTTAAAAGCATTTATAGAGGAAAATTAAATGGCATTACCAAAATGGACAGACGAAAGAACTCAATCCTTAACGGATTTCGTAGGAAGTGAGTCACCAATATCTCAGTCAACTGTTGCTCAAGCAGCTGAGAACTTAGAAACATCAACAAGAAGTGTTTCAAGCAAATTGAGAAAAATGGGTTTTGATGTAGAACTAGCTTCAGCATCAGCAAGCAAATCTTTCTCAGACGAGCAAGAAGCAACCCTATCTGCATTTGTATCTGATAACTCAGGAACATACACATACGCAGAGATTGCTAGCAACTTTGAAGGCGGAAACTTTTCTGCTAAATCAATCCAAGGAAAAATCTTATCAATGGAATTAACTTCCCATGTTAAGCCAGCTCCTAAAGTAGAGACTGTAAGAACTTACACTCCTGAAGAAGAAACAACATTTGTTGAAATGGTTAACGGCGGAAGCTTCGTAGAAGCTATTGCAGAAGCCCTAGGCAAATCTGTTAATTCAATCAGAGGAAAAGCTCTTTCTTTACTAAGAAGTGGCGACATCGGTGCGATACCAAAACAGGAAGTAACAAAAGGCTCATCAAAAGCTGACGTTCTTGCTGATATGGACATCGTAGATATGACTGTAGAGTCTATCGCTGATGAGATTGGCAAAACTGTTAGAGGAGTTAAAACTATGTTGACCAGAAGAGGTTTACAGTGTTCTAACTACAACGGCGCTGCTAAAAAAGACATAGGCTAAACCCTAGTTCTTATTCCGTGAGGGGCTGCCCAGTCCCTCACAATTTTATTATCTATTACTTTGGGAGAAAGTAAGTGAATATTGCATCTGCATTATTAAAACAAATCATTGTTCAGGAAGACATGAACACATGGTCGAACTTGAAGGAGAATTATCTTCCTATCGAGTATCAACCTATATTTGGCGCACTGCAAAAGCATATTGACAATTACTCCGCCCTCCCAGACTTTGAATCTCTAAAGTACGAGATTCGAGACCGTTCCATACAAGAAAAAATATTCGCAATCGAAGCTGTTGAAGTCGAGGTAGACGCGTGGCTGTTACTTGACTATCTCAAAAATGAGTATGCACAAATCGAAATATTAGACGAATTAGATAAGTATGTAGATAATACTGTTGCGATGGCATCAGCAGAAGAAAACATAGAACAGCTACACGAAATAGTTTTAAAAGTAAGTGATAGGATAGATGTAAAACCTCCAGAAGAAAGAATGGAATCTATATCTTTATTCGACTCCACAGAAGAGCTTGGCAAGTATGTACAGTTAGGATTCAATAATGATTTCGACTCTCAAATACAGTTCTCTCCTAAAGACCTTGTTATGGTCGGTGGTAAGAGAGGTGCAGGTAAGTCTGTAACTTGTTGTAACATTGCAAGTACAGTTTACAACAAAGGTAAGTCTGCTTTATACTTTACTATAGAAATGGATAGTAGGTCAATACTACAAAGAATATGTTCCATTTCTACACAAGTTCCTTTCAATAATTTAAGGAACAGACAACTAAGTCCTGACCAGTGGAAAACTGTTGCAGGCTGGTGGGCTAATCGTTTCGAAGGTGGTCATGAACTACTACCTAGCTTTTATAGCTCGGGCGATTTCGATACCTTCCACAAAGATTTAACAAGGCTAGACTTAGACAAAGGTCAACAGATAGATGTTATCTACGACCCGAACCTTACTCTAGGTAAAATACAAAGTGAACTTGACAAGAAAGTCAATCAATTAGACATAGGAGTTGTTGTTGTAGATTATATAAATCAAGTTAAACGACACAATGCTCCTAGTCGTTCAGGTCAGTATGAGTGGACAGAACAGATAGAAGTAAGTAAGAAACTGAAAACATTTGCTCAAGAATATAATACAATGTTCTTTGCTCCTTATCAGACTGATGCAACAGGTGAGGCAAGATTTGCAAAAGGTATACTAGATGCGGCAGATGCTGCGTTCAATTTAGAGACATGGGAGAAAGGTTCCGAAGTGGTAACTTTCTTCAACACTAAAATGCGTAACAATGAGATGCTCGACTTTACTAGTGTAGTAAATTGGAATACTCTTACCATTGGACCTCAATCAGGTATGAACCCAAAAGATAGAGAAGCTATGGAAAGTTCAATGAAAACAGGCGAGGACATGTACGACGACTAATGATATTATATACTGAAGCACAATTACAACACGCATATATAGGGTATGTTCGAGAGATGTATAAACAATCTTTTGTAGTAGTACCCACACTAGAAGAGTTTAGAGAAATTTACGAAGAAGAGATAAGGTGTAAACATGAAGAAAATTTATGAAACATTTTGGCAACATTATTGCACAGTTGAAAAACGAATTGTGTACCTTATGATAGGAAGTAAATGTAAATCCTGTGGAGAAGAAGCAGATGGGTAAACTTAGACAGTGGATAAGTTCGGCAATAAATAGATGGCTAGAGTTATCATTTCAAAGAACAGCAAATAGATTATCAAGGAAGAATAATAAATGACAGTAGAAGAACTACTAGTAGAAAGACGAGTACATTTTAAACAGTCTCCAGCAGACTTTATAGTCGGCTGCCTAAATCCTGAGCATGATGATAGCAACCCTAGTATGAGAATTGATAGAATCACAGGAATATATAATTGTTTTGCCTGTGGTTTTAAAGGTAATATATTTAACTATTACCATGCTCCACAGAATGCATTAGATATGCGTAGAGAAAATTTTAAAAGAAAAACACAACAGAAGAGGTCGTCTTCTATAGGGTTACAATACCCTAGAGGAGCAATGCCGTACTCAGGTAACTGGCGTGAGATTAGCCCTCAGACTTATGAGAAGTTTGATTGCTTTATTCACCCCGACAAACCTTTTACAGGCAGACTCTCTTTTCCAATTAAGGACTTGACAGGAAAAATTGTAGCGTTTAACTGTAGGACTCAATCCCCTACAGATATCCCAAAATACATAGTCCACCCTCCCAAGGCAGTATTGCCCTTATTTCCTGCTCAAGTCCACCCTATTAAAGGTAGGGTTATATTAGTGGAAGGCATATTCGATGTCTTAAACTTACATGATAAAGGGTTACCAAACACAGTATGTTGCTTTGGTACTAGAAATATATCAGTAGAAAAGTTATCATTACTAAAAATGATGGGAGTAGATGGTATAGATATTTTATTCGACCCTGATATAGCAGGACAAGAAGCAGTAGCAGAAGTAGAGAATATGTGTCTTGCCGCAGAATTAACATTTAAAAACATAAAGTTACCGACAGCTTTAGGAGATGCAGGAGCACTTCCACTGAGTCAGGTACAAAAATTAAAGGAACAATTATATGGCTAAAGTAGCAATTATAGAAACAAAAGCAAGTAGGAATAACTATGAAAGACTGTTCGATAACTCATTTGAGTTTGACCAGTTTCAGTTATGCTCTGACCCTACAATAAAGAAAGTATTAAAACGAGATGTAGACCTAGTTATAAACACAGATGATTATGACTGGTTAATTCTAGTAGGTTCTGAATGTCTAAAATATTTTACTAAACTTAATTCTGTTACAGAATATAGTGGTAGAGTAGTAGAAGAAAAGTTCATACCAATAATAAATCCAGCCATGCTAGCATTTAAACCAGAGGCTCAAAGAACTTGGGACGACTCCAAGCTTAATGCTGTTAAGTACATAAAAGGTGAGTTAAAGAATGTAACTTTAGACAATGACAAAGCATACGGAATACAAGACAGCGAAGAACTACATAAATTTCTAGAGAAGGCTTTGATTTCTGAGTATGATTTCGTAGCTCTAGACTCCGAGACAACTGCCCTATATAATAGAAATGGTCACATACTAGGTAT